TTTTGAAATTGAGTTAGTTGAAACAGAGACAGGGGAAATAGAAGTTCAAATGACTACTTTTGAAGAAGATGTAGAAGTTGAGGTAGAAATTATTGAACTTGATATGGAAGAAATGGTAGAAGACTTAGATGTCGAAGTTGAAATTGCAGAAGTCGAATCCGATAGCGAAGATGCTCCAGAACCCACTGTGGAAACAGAGGAAGAAGGAGAGCAAGAAGTTGTACAACAGAGCGAAACAAAAGAACAAGTTGCTCAAAAAATTATGACAAAGGTAGCTGAAATGGGAGATCAAGTGGCATTAAGTAATATTAAACTAGCTGTAATGGCACAATTAGGCAATACTCAAGAATTTCAAAATTACTCTTTAAAAACATTGACAGATACTGACATTAATGACTATTTATCCATTACAATTGAAGATCAATATGGTATGTTGTTTCAATTAGCACAAGATGTAACTATGGAGGATATGATAAATGCCCAGTATTGAGTATCAGGGACTTAAATTTTCAGGAGGAAAATTCTTTATTATTCTTTCTTTAATTGGTGCAATTATTGGTGGTGGTTGGTCTGGCTATCGTTTTTATGACGACTATCTCACGATGAAAGCTCAAGTTTTAGAATATACAGCTCCTGATCTCTCTCATTATGACGAGGAGATTGCTGTGATTAAATCAGAGCTAGATATGATTTTAGACGAAATTACCATAATCAGTGACGTAGCACGTGATATGCGTTCAGATATGAAGGCTGATTTACGTCAACAAGCTGATGACATCCGACATATCACTGAAATTGTTAATGATGTGGAAGACAGGCAAAAAGAAGATACAAGAGAGATATTTGATGAGTTGAAAATTATTGAGGATGAGTTAAACTTGTCTATTAATAAGGCGTTAAATAACCCTTTAAACAACATGAGTGCGACAACAAAATGAAATTAGATCTTAAAACCATTCTTCCTTATCTAGTGTTATTTGGAACACTAGCTATGACATGGGGGATGTGGTCAGAAAGATTAAACGCAGTTGAAAAAAAGGCAGATAGTGTTGCAGAAATGCAACAAGACATTGCCGTTATTAAAGAAAAAATTCTTCAAATGGATGACAGAGTCATGTGGATTGAAGAGTTTTTAATAAAAACAATAGATTATTAAAAGAAAGGATTGGTTATGACACCAAAAGAAGAAGATTTTCTACGTTTAAAAAAAGAAAATAAAGCAATGAAAAAAGAAATTAGTAAGCTCCAAGCTGAAAATTCAAGAAAAGACGATCAACTAAAAGAAAAAGATCTACATATTGATTTTTTGACTGACCGATTAGCAAAATGGGCTGATAAGTTTTTTGATCTCAGGACTGGTTTTATTAATTTACCCATGTCTGCTCGAATTAAAAAAGCAGAAGAAATGGGAATATCCCTGAGTGAAAAAACACAATCTTAAATTAATTACAGACGATCTAAGAATTTGGAGTCGAGAATATCTCGAAATACCCAATGTGCATTTAAACAAAATGCCTGCTTGTCCTTTTGCAAAACAAGCTTGGAAAGACGACAAAGTAGTAATTGAGTTAAGGAATGTTGAAAAAGGCTATACAAGAAATCTTGATCAAATACTCAAAACAATCAATTGGAATAAAAAAGAAATATTAATTTTCTGCGATCTTGCATTTAAAGATTATTCTTTAAATAAGTTTCAAACAATCATAGATCGTTTTAATAACAAATATAATAAAAGGGATTTATACTTTATGGGATTTCACCCAAAAAACCCTGCTAATAATGATGAACAAGCTTTTCTTGTTGAGCCTAACGGGGACAGAGAAAGCTTACCAAAATCAGATTTAATATACTCCATGATGCTTGTACAAAAGTTCTCGCAATTATATCATGCTTCTGTTAAATTACATAAAATGGGTTATTATAAAAAATGGCCCAAAGACTATTATGATGATGTGGTCACAAATAGACAAATGTTGTATGAACGAATAAACAAAGGAGCCAAAAAATGATGGGTAAAAAGAAAAATGTCATCTCCAAAATGCGTGGTGGCGGAATGATGATGAAAATGCGTGGTGGTGGAATGGCAAAGAAAAAACAAGTCAAAAAGAAAACCAAAAAAACCATGAAAAAGAAAAAGTAAAATATGGCTACATCAGGAACAACAGATTTTAATTTAAACATCGATAGGGTTATCGAAAGAGCTTATCGTAGAGCAGGAAGGTCAATGCGTACAGGATATGATTTAGATGCTGCAAGAGATAATTTAAATTTGTTGTTTTCTGAATGGGCTAATAGAGGATATCAACTTTGGAAAGTAAAAAACACCACTGCAAATCTAACAGCGAATACTTCTACTTATACAGCTCCTAGTGACGCAGATGATATTTTAGAAATGGTATTTAGACAAACATCAGGTAGCACAGTCACTGATACAACGATGACAAAAATATCAAGATCAGAATATCAAAATATTCCAAACAAAAATTCTACAGGAATTCCTACACAGTATTATGTGAGAAGAAATCTTTCTAATGTAGAAATAAATCTTTATTTGACTCCTCTTACAACCGACACACAAATCAACTATTGGTATGTTGGAAGAATTGAAGATGTGGGAGCGTATACAAATACTCCTGATGCGCCTTTTAGATTTCTTCCATGTATGGTCAGTGGTCTAGCATATTACCTTTCTCAAGAAATTAATCCTGCTTTGTCAGCAGAACTTGAAAGAAGATATGAATCAGAATTAGCCAGAGCTATTACAGAAGACAGTCAATCAACTTCTGTAAATATTGTACCTAAAAACTTTTATCCAGGAGTATAAATGTCTTTCGCAGTAGGAAAATTCTCACAAGCAATTTGTGATCGATGTGGATTTGCCTACCCCTATTTACAGCTTCAAAAAGAATGGAATGGATTAGAAGTTTGTCCTGAGTGTTATGAGCCTAAACATCCTCAACTTGAACCTCCTTATTCTAGTGCTGATGCTGAGGCAATAGAAAATCCAAGACCGAAAAAACCTCAAGCAGTCGTAGTTGTTGCAGGTGATCCTAATGATACCTTTTTTAACAGTAATGGAATGCAACCATCGACCATAAGTAGACCATTGCTATCTTTAACAAGAGTTGGTAATGTGACAATTGAAATATCATGAACTATACAGAATTATTAGATAACATTCGAAGCTATACAGAAGTGACTTCTGATGTTTTAACAAATACAGTCATTAATACTTTTATCACAACTGTTGAAAATAAAATCGACAGAACAATTGATGGTGATTATCAAAGAAGATTTGCCACTACTACTTGCACCGCAAATAATGCATTTTTAGATGTTTCAGGACCTGAGGGTGGATTCAGGTTTGCAAGAGCTTTACAATTGATCGATTCTAGTAACAATAGAGTTTGGCTAGAACAAGTAGATACGACTTTTATTGATGAATATTCAGTCCAACGATCTACGACAAGTGATACAGGACAGCCTAAATATTGGGCAAATTGGGATGCTACAAACCTTATGCTAGCTCCGACACCTGATCAAGTTTACACTATTGAGATGTGGTATAATGAAACTCCTGAAAGAATTGGTAATGGTTCAGGATCCACATCTACAACTACTTTCATATCTAACAACGCACCAGAAGTTTTACTGTTTGGATGCCTTGCAGAAGCCTTTTCGTTCTTGAAAAATGCACAAGATATGCAATTATATGACCAAAAGTATCAATCTGCTTTAAAAGTTTTTGCTGATGAGCAGATGGGTAGAAAACGTAGGGATGAGTATGTAGATGGAGTCTTGAGAATTCCCTTAAGATCTGTTGATCCAAATCCTAAAGCCTAAGGAGGGCATTAAAAATGGCAATTAACCAAGCAGTTTGTGCAACATTCAAACAGCAGTTGTTAGATGGCGATCATGATATATCAAGCGATACAGTCAATCTCGCTCTCTACACAAGTTCTGCTACATTGGATGCGAACACATCAGCCTATTCAGCAACTAACGAAGTTGGTGACTCAGGCACATACGCAGCAGGCGGTGGCACTTTACAAAATGCAAACGTCAGCTTAACCAAAACTAACGCAACAGCATCAACAGCTTTTGTAGACTTTGATGATTTATCATTTACAAGTGCAACAATCTCAGCTCAAGCTGCTC